ATACTGTGGGCAGTCTTTCATAATCAGGTATTCAATAGCTTGTTCTTCGGTCATAGCATCAATAGGCTTGGTGTCATGTAACAGGTAGCCACGAGTATGCTTCGTAAAGTCTGGTTGTGCTTCATCTTTAGCTAGTTCCCAATACACTTCGACAGGAGGCAGGATACCACCCTGTAGCGCACACGCCATCCAGTTAGGGTCAGGAACCAATATCTTTGCACATTCATCAACGCTGTCCTCATACACTACACGATAGTCAGACTGATGACCTTCTAGGTTTTCCTTTGCCCAACATAGTCGGTCGAATAGGTGTGTGCCTTGAAACTCAGGTGTCTGCATTATGCTAAGTCTCCATGAACAGTTGTGCTGTTTCTAACATCTGTGTCTGTATTTCCCGGTGTTGACATTGTAGATGCGTATGAGCCAGTTCCTTTTGCACTTATCCGTGTACATATAAGAGTATTATTATTACAAGTTGCCATTGCAGAGTAATCATCATTAGACATAGCACTACTTATATTAATTGTTTGTTTGCCAGTGGCAGTATCTGTAAGAGAAGAAACATTGAAGCTGTCCTCTAAACTAGCACCGTCTGCCGCCCCTGTGTGCCACACCTTCGCACTACCCTGCACAACGTACTGCGTATCCAGCGAACCTGCGGTGCTGTGTTCTAGGGTATCTGCTTTGATTTTACCTAGTGCCATTAGCTAAAGTCCTCTGCTGGTGCGTCAGGCCAAGTTGGGCTGGCTGGATTGGTCTGTCGTATTGTACGGATAGCCGCACGATACGTTGCAAACGATGCTTTGCAGGAATCTGTCAAGCCACTGTCGGGTAGCTGTGTCCAGTCTGTTGCTTTTAGAATAGCTTCTGCTGTGGCTAAAACTTGCTGTACTCCTTCTGGAGAATTTTCTGATATGTTCTTATACATTGTTATCCCTACCCTAATAAGAAACCGCTAAAACTAGCAACTGAGGCATTGCAATGAGCAGTACCACTTACAACTCTTGCTTTTATTTCATTACCTGCCGAAAGCATAAGGTTTTGACAGCAAGATAAACTGTCATAGTTTGCACCATCAGAAAAGTTTCTTGCAAACCCTACGTCTTGAGTCCCTAAGTATAAAATAACTTCTGTATCTGACGTGCTTTGTTGGGATACTTGAAACTGAAAAAAATAAATACCATCTATAGGAGCAGTAAAAATACCAGTGCTTGTATTATAGTGACCGCCAACATTATGTAGTCCATATCCGCTTGATGTTACATCGTCAAAAACAATGTCGTTGTTTGTCGCAAAAGCAGTAGTTGAACTGGTTTTTGCCTTAAAAGATGGCCTAGCTGGCATAAGAATACGACCAGTGCTATCAATCGTCATCGCGGTGGTGTCGCCAGTGTGACCTATAGTGTTTACAAGAATCTTACTCATGCTAGGTCTCCTTGAATTGTACAAGCCATAGGCCCCGCATCAACCGCACCGCCATCGTCAGTTACTATAAAATAGTTAATAGAGCCTGTTGCATATCCAGCACTATTGTTCACACATAAAATCACAGAATCGTTACTGTTTCCATCTGCTGAACCAAGCGTAGAACTATAATTAGCGTCAGACATAGAATTGCTAAAATTTATAGTGAAGTCACCTGTTGCATTATCTGTAACTCCACTAGAATTAAAACTTCCATTTAAGGTTCCTGTGGTTTGCTTTGACCAAGCCTTTGCCGCTTGTTGCTTCGTCAGCGTAGCCGCACCGCCGCCTGTCGATTGAATGGTATCTGCTCGTAATGTACTCATAGCGTCACCAATGTCCCACCGCTTTCAACGGTTAATGTAACACCACTAGCCACAGTAAACGGACCAGTTACATTGGCGTTCTCTGTAGCAAGGATGGTTGTATCTGCTGTAAGGGATTGTGCGTTGGTACGGAACAAACCACCTGCCTTAAAGTTGCCTTTGTTCTCAGCGGCTGGTGTAATCGTACCCGCTTGTGGGGCAAGGTAATTCACAAAGATATTACCAGTGCCAGAGGAAGGGGCGGCAGTAAATGTTAGTGTAGTGCCATCAGGAATAGTGTAGGCGGCAGTGTCTTGTACAACACCGTCAACTGACACCAGCACATCTTGCACAGAAGATACTGTAGTAGTCAGCGTAAATGTGGTATCACTACCGTCACCATTGAAGCGTTGTACTGCTTTAGTGGCTTGATAGCTACCCGGAACTTTTTGACCAATATACGGCATACTTTATTCCTTATGAACTAATAGTATCGACTACGGAAACCCAAACATCTGCACTTGATGCAGTATCACTCTTTACGTTGAGTATATCGCCAGATTGCATTACAACCTTTGCACCACCATCTAAAACCTGCAGGGCTGAACCTACTGGAATGGGGGCATCTTTAATAATATAATAATCATCAGTGCCACCTGCACCAGTGATATATACATCCATTAAGATTTGGGTAGTTGTAACATTAGCAATATTGATACCAATAAGAGCATCATCGGAGTTAGCAGTACGTAAAGCAACTTCACTTGTACCTACATTCCTTGCAATGTTTCTTTCAAAATCCTGTGCCATTTCATCTCCTAATTAAGATAAGTATAATTATACCATACTTTTACTTGTTTGTCAAGCCTAAAGTGCAATTGCCATAGCTACTGCAAAGCCAGCAGTCGCACCTGTTGCTGGTAGATTAGTCAACTGCGAACCATCTACTGCTGGTAGTCTCGCAGAACCATCTAGTTGTACTGCATTACTTGCTGATGTACCTGCTGTTAATACTGCAGCAGAGCCTAGACCTAGTGATGTACGTGCAGTACCTGCAGTTTCTAGTACAAAGTTAGAACCATCTCCTACAATAAAGCCACCATCAGTTACAGCTAGACCAGCTACGTCTTGAAGCTGTGCATCTAGTCTTGCGTTAGCTACTGTACCAGTAAGCTGTGATGCATCAATGCTTTTGTTAGTAAGTGTTTGTGTACCAGACAGTGTGGCTACTGTAGCGTCAATAGTAATTTCATCAGCATTAGCAGTAATACCTGTACCACCGATAACATTAAGAGTAACATCACCTGATGTACCACCACCTGTCATACCTGAACCAGCTACTACAGAAGTAATATCACCTGTAGGTACTGTAGCTACTTGTGTATCTACGTATGCTTTGATTGATTGCTGTGTTGCTAAGTGACTGGCACTGTTAGATGCCATATCGTCTTCATCTTTAATTGAAGTTCCACTTATTGTACTATTCAACACTGGACTTGTCAAGGTTTTATTTGTTAAAGTTTGTGACCCTGTTAGTGTAGCTACAGTGCTGTCAATAGCCACAGTCATTGTCTGTGCTGAACCTGTAGTGTCAATACCTGTACCACCAGTAAATGTCAGTGACTGACTGTCTAAGTCTACATTCTGTGCGCCACCACTGTCACCTGAGAAGTCAAGGTCTTGTGCAGTTACCTGCGCATCTACATAAGTTTTGATAGCTTTAGCAGATGCCAGTGTAGTATCTGTAGCAGCTACGCTAGTCAGGTCAGTATCAAGAACACCAGACTTGAGGTTATCTACTTCAATGTTAGATACAGTATTATTGTCTACGTCAATAGTTTTATTTGTAAGAGACTGTGACCCTGTAAGAGTTGCTACGGTGCTATCAATAGCAAAAGTAACAGCATTGCCAGAACCAGAAGTATCAATACCTGTGCCACCTGTAAGCGTAAAAGTCTCGCTGTCAAGGTCGATAGATAAGGCTCCACCTGAGTCTGCTTGGAAGTCGAGGTCTTGCGCGGTAACTTGGGCATCTACATAAGCCTTAATTGATTGCTGAGTAGCGAGTTTAGTCGCACTATTAGAAGACATATCATCTTCGTCTTTGATGCCTGTGACAGTCGCCCCATCACCTGCAATATTAATACTTGTGTTAGCTACGATTGTTGTGCCTGTAATGGCAGCAGCAGATGCCCCACCAATTACTGCACCGTCTACTGTACCACCATTGATATCGGCAGTAGTAGCCACCAAGCTGGTAGCCGTAATCGCACCCGCTGATGCACCACCGATAGTGACACCATCAATTGTACCACCGTTGATGTCGGCAGTATCAGCTATAAGTGCGTCAATGTTGGCTGTGCCATCAATAAACAGGTCTTTGAACTCTGTGCCAGATGCACCCAAGTCAATGTCGTTGTCTGTGACAGGAACAATAGCACCGTCTTGAAAGCGTATCTGTTCTGTCGAACTGCCACCTACATCTACGAACACACCAATGCGATTGTTTGTATCACTAACTACGACTTTGTTAAGTGGTGTGGCAACACCGGGGTCACCAATCAATCCAATTACTGGACCTTCAGCGGCAGTGCCGTCATGTTTGTGACCAGTAGTATTTACAAAAGCAGCAAGTAACTGATTAAACTCATTGTTACTTTGTGCTGCGGTAATAACATCACCGTCAGTATATGTGGATTGTCTAATGTAACCTGCCATTACCTTCTTGCTCCTGCGTCAAATTCTAGCTGAAAACCTTTTAGTGTGTATGGTAGTGATATATCATTATCCACCACCCGCATTGCTACAGCAAACCCGCTACCTTCTACTGGCTGTCTTACCAATGGGTTTGACTGACCACCGTATGTTGCTGTTCCGTATATTGATGTTCCATACAATGCCACTACTGTCGAACTGTCAAACGGGTATGCATCAGGTCTTGCTGCATCTGGAGATTCATAGTCATATCGTAGAAACAAGTCAGAGTTAAGTGCGCCTGTAGGTGCGTAGTTAATAATTACTCGCTGAAAGTTTTTACGTATGCCAGCATCTCCCATAGTCATATCAGGTG